GGTGGTTCAGGTGCTGGCTTTGGTGGTTCAGGTGCTGGCTTTGGTGGTTCAGGTGCTGGTTTAGGCTTATCTTTATCGCCTTTACCAAACAGATAGTCCCATAGTGTTGCTTCGTCAATTCCTACCGTGCGTTTTAAGCCCCGACCTGGTGAGTAGTCAAATGATGCTTTACCTGTATCTGGATCTGTTTCAACATCCGTGCCTTGAAGAACATCTGTTGCAGCACCGGCTATAGCCGTTCCTGCTGCTGTTTGTTTACCAACCGACTTCCAGTCAACTGGTCGTTTTGCTTCAATGTCTCTCGCAGTTGCTCGTTCAACGTCTGCAGCAGATCGCGTCCTCTCTACATCGGCTTTAGATTGTCTTGTAGTAGCAGCAGCATCGGCTTTAGATTGTCTTGTAGTAGCAGCAGCATCGGCTTTGGCCTGTCTGATCTTATTTTCAATATCTGCTTTAGTACCTTTGACCTCTGCCTGGCTTAGATCTTGCATTGAGGTTCTTGTTTTATAATCATCAATGTGTGCTAATCTTTGTGCAGGATCCATGTCCGGTGTTGTGCCGTATCTAACATCTTGATATGCACCTCTTAATTTTTTAGCTGCAGAAGTAGGAATATCTACTAACTCATTGCCGACTGCTGTCGCTGCTTTTTTTCCTGCTTGATATACGTTACCAATTTCGTCTGCTGCTTTACCAATTCCTGCTTTAGTGGCCTGGTATGCCGGAGGGATATTTTTTGCGGCCCATTGACCACCAGCTTTAATAGCATTCCACCCAGTCTTTGCTGCATCAAGTCCTGTTTTTAACCAGGCTGGGGCTTCATCAATTCTTTGATTATTAATTTGATTGCCCGATTCGGTAAAAAAATTGCCTCGACGATCTTTATAGATAAAAATTGTATTCTTAATTTCATCTTCAGTCAATGAACACTTTTTTAGTTCGAGCTCTTCCTTAATAATTGCTGCATGTAATCTATTATTTTTCATAATCTTACTTTCTGGCATATAACTTGGGTCATAATCGGATCCACGTGCTTTCCAATAGCCGCCTGCTTCTTTATCTTTTTTAGCTGCTGCTGCAACTTCTTCGTCACTGGGTAAAAAACTTCCTGTTCGAATTTTATCTCTACCGGCTTGAATCGCAGTACCAGGTATAGCTAATATCGGAATGGCAGAGGCGGCTGCAATAGCACTACCTACACTATCGCCAGCAGTTGCTCTTTTTGCTGCATCAAGTCCTTGATATGCCATATTTACACCAGGTAATACTTTTTTACCAATGGCCTTTACAGCAGAAGGAACTTTAGGAAGCTGGCTAGCTAATGCGCCCAATGCAGTTGTAGATGCTACGTCCCTAGCGGCTCCCACTGACTTGTCTACGCTGATTGTTCCTGCTTCAAAAATATTACTAATTTTCATTTATTACGTCCTGCCAGTCTTAATATGTCGGTTAATTCCGTTTCAGTATTTACCGATTCTGGAATTCTAGTGTAACCACTACCAACTTTTTCACGATCCAAATTTGATTTAGTAGCAGGTGCTATTCCAAACGGATTTACTTCTGTATCTTTATTAGACGAATCACTATCAGATTTTACCGGCGTTGTCAAATTCCCTTTTTGATTAGGACCCGGCTCATATTTAGGTGGTTCAGCAGTAGGTACTACAGATTTGGGTTCAACAAATTTAAGTTCAGCCTTTTTATCTGCATCATCTTTATCAAATTTACGCATAACATCTTTTACAGTCGGGCCAGTATAAACATATGTTTGTGGTCTACCTGCTATGTCGCGGGGCTGACTTGGAGGGGTGGATACTTTAGCATCTGCATCACTTGGTTGATCTGATGATGTTGATGGCTTACCTCCCTGTCCTGTTTTTGTTGTTGCGGCAGTAGTTGCTGCCACGGTTGCTGTAGCTGGTAACGAATCTAATTTTTCAACTTGAGCAAGAACCTGTTTTGCTCTTTTACTACCTGGAGCATAAAGAGGACCGCCAATGGCATAAATTACTTGTTCATGTGCCTCTTTTTGATTATTAACTGTTTTCTTATGAATTCCGGCATTTTTTAGATATTGTACAGAAGCTGCATTTGCAAGTTGCGGATCTCTGAGCAGCATATCAGGATCTTTTACTAACGCTCCATTTAGACCTAGATCTTTATCTATCCTAGCATAATTTGCTTTACCGGTAATTTGTATTGGCCCACGACCTCTATATTTGTAACCACCTATATGTCCATAAACTGTGTCATAAAAAGCTTCTGGATTTTTCTTAAGTGCAGTAAGTTCAGCATCACTCAGTGCTAGTAATTTAGGTTTATCGTGAAAAACTTTTCTAATATGGGCATTTGTAGAACCGGCATAACTTTTTTCACCAACGTTTGCATTGCCAGATTCATGCCTGGCCTTAGCCATGATTGCTTTTCTAATGTATGGATCTTGAAAATTTTTTTCTACTTCGATTTCAAATGAAGATTTTTTTTTTGATTCTTCGTTCAAATCAGGTTCAGTCCACGGCCTATTATATTCTATATCGGCTTGTTTTTTAATTTTTTCAACATTGTCTAGAGTATACGGAACTTTATATGCACCTAGATCATCTAACCATTGATCTAAATTTTCAGGTGCATCTTTACCTGTATATCCTTTATAGACATCTTTGGCAAATTTTTCTGCCGCGGGTGCAGCTTTTTGAGTAACAAATTTTTCTCCTCGTTCGATATTTCTACCAACCGATTGGCCAAAATTCCAATCTTTTTCGCCTTTACGTTTTTGAAGTAAGTAATCGCCTAGTGTTGCACCTGCGGCTGTTCCGCCTAGTGCGGCCAATGCAAGAGGCAGAAACTCATCGAGTCTCTGCTCTTGCAACTGAGATTCACCAATTATGTCTTTGATTTTCATCAAGCAAACTTATCTTTTTTAGGACGACCGCGGCCTTTTGGCGTGGTATCAACATCTGCGCCTTTATCTACTGCATCATAATCACGCTCGTGTTTAACACCAGTTTTAGTAACTGTTTTCTTACCATGTGATGTTTTACCTTCTTTGTCATCCATACGCTTTTTAGCGTCGGCTACTGTAGGGAAACCTTCACGTACTGGCTCCATGTTTCCATCACCGTCAAGGTCTGCCTTTTTAAGACCTTGCGCTCTGGCTTTCATTAAGTTTCCTGAAAATTTATTTCCTTCAGTTTTTTTCTTGGCGCCGGCAATTTTATCGGCATAGGTAATCTTATCTGGTGGTGGTGCCAGTTTGGCAAACTTCTGTTGCTTGGGTGTTAAAACATCTTCGTTGGCATCGGCTTCATCCATCTTGTCATGCTTCGCACGGATCATGGCCATTTTTTCTTTACTAGCACCGTCACGGCCGGCTTTTTGTAGTGCCTTCATGCCAGTTTCGCCGTATTTCTTTTTGCCTAAGTATGCTTGTAGACCGCTTTCCTCTACTTCGCTTTCTTGCATTTTTTTAAAACCATGATATTTTTCGTTTAACTGTTTTTCAACTTTAGCAATTGCTTCAGCAATTGCTCCTTTATCTTTCTTATCTTTCTTCTTGCTTTCATGTTTGTGATCCTTACACTTACATTTTGCCATCGGCTTACCGCAACTGCCACAGTTCTTTGCAGCTTCAGTTAGAGATTCTTTAAAAGAATCTTTTTTACCTTCTAACTGATTAATTTTGTTTAAGATATCATAGATATTGTTGCTCATTATTTCTTTCCTTTAACGGGTGGTAATTTTGGTTTATGTGTTCCTAAAGGACTAGTAGTACCTTGAGGTAATTGATTTGTAGTTTGTGCTGCTTTAGTTCTTTCAGATGCACGAGTAGAAGTTAATGCAGGATCAGATTCCAATGCAACCATCTTAGGTGATTGTTTATCTAATTCCTTGAGCATACTATCTTTACGCTTTTCGCCTACTAATTCTTGTCCGCCCGGAACATCTTTAAGTTCATTATCTAATAGCAATGCACCAGTATGATCTTTACCTAGCGCCTCTGCATAATCATTTTGATCTGCTTGCTGTTTACCATATACACATACCCACTCGGCTTGCATACCGGTGCGCTCTTTTAATAATTGAGCGATTTGAGGTGCAGTAGTTGGATATGCTACTGTAGCTTCAAATTGCCAGCATTCGCAAGCACCCCATTTTGGGAACTCTCTGTGTTCTTGTATGGGTAAACTTTTTGCTTTACTAATACTTACAAGTTCGTAAGCATTAAGTGCATTCTTGATTTCTTCCATAATTTCATTTGGATCTTGTTTTGCAACTTTAATCCTAAAATCATATTGGGTATTTCTTTCTGAAATATAGGCTTGTAAACTTTTCATAATAAATCCTCTTATTAGGTATTTATGCGGTTTTATTCTTTTGAAGAATCTGTTCTAATAGAGCATTTCTATCTAATACTATACCTTGTCCCTCTAGAGGTTTACCTTCGGGATTATCTTTACTAATCTGATGATCTAGTCGAGCTTTTTGTAATTGTAGCTGTACCATTTTTAGCTTCTTATCTATTTTAGCTGTTTTGGCGGTAATTGCATGTCCGAGAAGCGTACTAGCACTTTGTAGTACTACTCCCGCAAATCTAGGATCCATATTCATACCAAGATCCATTAAATCTTGAAATTTATCTTTGGCTAAATCTGCTAGCTCATCTAGCTCCGAATCTGAAGCTGATAAGTCGCGAATCATGGGCAGAGCATTATCAATTTTATCTATAGCTGCATCTACTTGCAGGATAACTTCTTGATTATCGTCAATTGATTGTAAAGCTTCGCTGGGTTGTACGACATTTTCGTGTGATATATCGGGTAGATCAAATAATTCAGATAATTTTTTTGTCATGCTCGTATTTACCGAGCTCGACCTTGGTGAAACATATCATTTTCTGTTACTACTCTGAATCTAAGTCCTTGTTGTTTACACCATGCATTAGCTGCTTCCCATTTAAACTGATTTAATACAGCATAAGCTTTATCTCTTGTGCTCCTAGCCGCTTCTAGTGTAGTCTCGCGAGAAGGTTTTATTTCTATTAGTTCACCAAATTTTTTTCCGTCTTTGGTTACATAGAAAATAACAAAATCGGGTATATAGATTGTATTTTTATTAGTAAACGGATTTTTATAAGGAATATGAACTGCTTCGTTGGCCCATTGCAGCACTGATGGGTTTTCGTCGCAAAAACGCATAAAAGTATGCTCCCATGAACTTCTAAAATGGGGTACTTTTTTTCCGACATATTTGTCCGGATTTAGCAGCTGATAAAACCCATTGGCAAATTTACTCATGGAAGAATAGTTCTTAAGACATATTTGTTTAAAGTAGTTTGATTATTGATTCCCACATAGCTTGTTCCAACTCTTTCAAAATTTAAGAACATGGCTGTGTAAGCATCTAATTCCCCAATTGATAATTTTTGAAATTCTTCTAATACAGATATAGGATCAATTCCTTGCTTCACTGATGTATATATAACTGCACTAGCCAATGCCCTAGCTCCTATTTTAGTTTCAGCTACTTGTTCAAAATATGCAATTATTGCACTATCAACGTTACTACTAACATTAACTGGAATATTAAAATAGTTATTGAAAAAACTTTGAACATCTTTAGTGTCAATTGAATTTACATTGATACCTTTTGTATTGGTTGGATATTCTCTAATTGGAAGTGCAGTATTAGTCATTATTTGTCCTTAGCGACTCTTTGATTACTAGGAATAATTGGAACTTTAGTTCTTAAGGTTGAATCACTAAAGTTGCTCAGGTAAGTTTCGATAGTGCTAGTATCTTTATCTACTAATTCTTCTTTAGTTAACCCAGAACTATTTCCGAAAATTGTTGTAGTAAATATTGCGCTGTTAGTTTTCATAATATTAAGGAATAGGAGGAGTTTGTTTACCGCCTATTTGCGACCCTGGTCCTGTTATAAAATCGGTGTTAGGATTACCTTTACTAATAAATTTTGCTGCTTCTCTATTGGCCACTGTAACTTGTTTTGGAATAAATTTATTCGAATAAGGTGTTTGTTGTAAAGGATTGATATCAACAACCTTTGTGTTACTTCCAATTTCAAATACTGGATTTTCTACGGGTGCAGCCAAAATTCCGCTATTGTCTAGACTAGCGGATTGTACCGATGCTGATCTGTTTTCTGCAAGTTTTTGCAATGATTTGGCATAACTGTAGGTATCAGCTGGATTCTCAATGCCTTGTACAGCCAATGGAGAATTATAACCAATCTTAACCACTTTGTTAATTGGACCTCCTGATAGTGATCCTGAACTATTTACTATAATACCGGATGCTAGTCCTACTGCGGCGCCAACAGACGGATTTCCAGCCACAGCAGTTGCGCCAATAAAACCTATACCAGCGGCTGCAATACCGGACAAACTTTTACCATTGCTAATAATACTCCCTGAGGATGCTCCCGGAGAGGCCGGAGTTAATGCAGTAGGCGGCGATGTTCTTGCTGCCCTGGCTCCGTTATATGGCACAAAAAATTTATCGCGAGGATCTCTTCCGGCTATCATATCCAATCCAGCCTGGACTAATTCGCCCTTTGCTAAGCCAGTTAAATTTATATTTTTATTTTTATCGTAGCTACGTAAAAGTTTAAACGCTGCTGCACCATAATTACCTCCAGTAGCGTCGCGAGATATTTCATCAGCTGCTGATAATATCCCACCCGGCCCTAATATTGAATTTGTACCTCCTCCTAATGCACTCAATGGGCTCGGGGATTTATCATAATGCAAATCTGCAAATCCTTTAACTGTATTTGAAGTTACATAACCACTGGCATATAATATACTTTCGTACGAGATAGTCATAGTATGATCTAATGTTGAACTGGCGCTCTCACTACCATGACTACCATGACTAAAATTAGTAATAATTGGGTTTATAAGAGTATATTCGCTAAATTGTCTTTTATATAAACTATAAATTCTAATAGATTGAAAATACTTATTATCTCCGCCCGAGGATCTTGGATGGTATCCAAAACGATTTAACACATCTCTTGGGCCTGGCTGATATTTGTGATTCTGATAATAATTAGGATTAACCGCCCCACTGCTATCTGCAAATCCATTATCTGCATCTCGATAATAATAGTTATAATAGTCAAACCATAAGTTGCGAACTACATTAGACATATCGTCATGAAACGCAATATTCACTGAATCATATTTAATTTTAGTTTGTACAACATTTGGTCTATTGTAACTATTAAGAACTTTAGTATCAAAAGTAAACTTTGGTAAATCAACATTTTTTACTAACATACCAGCTTCTAATTGTTGATCCCTACCTACAAAAGTTAACGAAGGATTAATGTCAAAGAATACATGATATAAAAACCCATGCTTAGGTGCTAGTGCATAATTATAACTTCTAAATAATTTAGAAGCATGCGTATAATCTTTAAGATTATCGCCGGCAGCTATCTGTTTAAAAAATCCGTCAAATATTCCCATAATAATATTTATGTCAAAAAAAACCCGGCCAAAGCCGGGTTAATTACAAAACAAAAAATATTAAGTGCGCTGCATACCGGTAGCGGCTAACTGATCTCCTAGTCTACGACCTACCGCAGTTCCTACACCTGTACCTAACGGTGTTTGAATAGCATTATCGTATTGAATTGTGAGAGTAATCATGACAGGATCATTGGCGCTATAATCCATGTCGCCGTAATTAACTTGTGATAGGAAAGCTCCATATAGTTCCCATGTTTCTAATACATTTGCAGCCATTGATCCTGTTGGATTATTACTATTACCGCCATCTAGCATTTCAAATTTTAAAATAAATTTATAGTCAGCTCCTACTCCTGCACTAGCCTGTTCCATAAAATCAAATTGTTTCTGAATTTGTGTTCCGATTAATTTACTTACATTGTTTCCTGCATCGTCACGTAACGTAACAGTTACTGGTTCCCATGTTGGCTTGCCAATTAAATTTATTTTACTGTTGTAAACATCAATTGGAAAGGTATTAAAATTTACATTCGGCCGGCCAATAGTTGCTACTTGTTTAGTAAGATCTACTGTACCTACCGTACCTCCAAAATTTTGGAATTCGGCCCGAAATCTATATTTTAATTTCGGCATTAATAAACCTTGAGCTCCGCCTGTTTCGCCGGTAGCTAAAGGAACTGTAAATCTATTCAATGAACCTATTGCCATGTTATTCTCCTATTATAGGTATTTACCATATTTTTTGTCAGGTAAATGGAGTCATATATGACTCCATAATATACCTACATTATACTCCTGCCGCTATATCACCTGGATTTTTCAATCTAATTGGGATATAAATAAACTCAACTGCTTTCATTGGCTCAATTGCAATGTCTACATACAACTCATTTCTAGCTATACGAGTTGGTGTATTGTTAGTTTCGTCACATACAACTATATAATCGTAAATTCCTCTTTTACTAATTAAGTCATTGATGGCGCCACTAATAACATTTTTAATCTGATCCCTAGTAATTTTATCGTTAGGTTCAAATAAGTATCCATCACCGATTCTAGCTAAAATAGTTCTAATATAATTAACTAAACGTGCAACATTAATGCGATCCAATGAACTTGCAGTTGGGTTACGTGTTTTTTGTCCCCAAACAACTAGACCAACCCCTGGAAGATTAGTAATAGGATTAATTTTATTTTCGTATAACGTATCTCTTAACCCTACTCGAATTCCGTTAAATGTAAATTCTCCTGTTGCAGAGTCAATATAACCAATGCTTGATGCATTATCAACTAAACCTCTTCTTGATCCAGCTGGTGCAAACCATTGATAACTTACGTTGTCGTTATAAATCATTGTTCGTAGTGCCATGTGACTGGCTGGAACCACAACATCGTTACCTTGTAAGTCTGATGTTTTACCACACGGATAATAAACTCCTAGATAAGGACTAGCGGTGGCTAATCCGTCTCCGTTGGTATTATTACTCCAATTTGCAATATCAATAGCATTAGGCGCTAACCGCATAGGTGTGTCACCTAAGACAAATGCAGTTTGTGCTCGATCATTGTTTAATGCTACCATCTCGTCAATTAACTCTGGATATCCCGGAGCGCAAATAATATTAAAGAAATATTGATCTTCTCTTATTTCTGTGCTGGCGATTAAAGCAGCTTGCATAGCGGCTGTGACCATTTTTCTTTGCGCTTGTCTTCCCATATATGGGCTACCGTTGTCTTTTAATCCACTTGCTGTTTGCCAGGTATCTTTAATGGTTGGTAAAGAACCACTCGCTCCAGGAACAGTTGGCAGATCTGGATAAGCAACTGCATTAAATTTATTACTTACATACTGTTTAACATTATAGCCACTTCTTCTCATGTTAAAAAGTAACATTCCTCTTGGATATAATCTATAATCCGGTGCATCTTGATCAATATAATCGCTTTCTAGTAGATCAATAGTTGATGGTAAGCTACCTGTGATTATATCAGTAGTTCCATCTATATCCCAACGAGCATCTGCAAATACTATTCCATTCTGCCCAGTTTGATCAGTGTTATCAATTAATATCCAATTTGATCCATCATATCTGTAAATTACTGGATAATTTTCTAGATCTCCGGAATCTAACCACAGATCGCCTGCTACTAAAGCAGTTAATCCGTCGCTTTGAAATTCTGGTTCGCTTGCACTAACAATAACTCCATTTGGGTCTGTAGCACTTAAATCGTAACCTCTAGCATCTGTTGTAGATCCGTCATAATATAAACTCTTATATCCTCTCCATCCTCCGATTTCATTGATCATAATGTCAACTGTCGCAGGATCACTGTAGTACCATAAAGTACCATCAGCTGGTGCTTGATATGGTTCTGTGGTACTAAAGGTATAAGTCAGAGCTTCCCAGTTTGTTAATGCTAAACTGCTGCCATATAAAATAGTTCCACTTGTAGAGCTACTAAACCCTGCATCTGCAATTGGGTTACCTGTTACATCTGTTAAATAAATATCTCCACCATAAACGTGAGTAAATGTAATAACATTATTATCTACAGTAACATTTAATTCGGGAATATTTGCAGCTAAAATATCACTAACAAAACTTGATTGACTAGTGCCAGTTAGAGTAATAGTTGTTTCATTTATTGTGGCAGAGCCAATTTCTGTAACTCCAATAGTTAGTTCATCACTAACTGAAAATGGATTTGCGGCAATTGTACTTCCGCTAATTGAGGTTTGTCCTGCTTTACGACGACGGAATGGTTTGAATCCTCCGGTGCCGGTACGTAATGGATCGTATGCTACCCATAATGTTCCTGCTGCTATACCGTTACCACCACCAGCTGGATCAATTCCATATAATGCATCTTCTGCTCTTTCATAAAATTCTGCCGCCTGAAGTGCAAATACGCCCGAGCTTGAGCTATATTTTTTAATTACTACATCGGCACCATTA